GACTTGCGCTGGCGGCCGATGTGCGCGCAGCGATGAAGCACGGCACGCTAGACGGGCAATCCATCAGCGGCTATCTGAAAAATGGGGATTTTGAGGCGAAATCGGGCGGCGGGCGCGTTATTCACACTTGGACAAATCTAGTGGAAATCTCTCCGGTTGCTTTCCCCGCTGACCGCGCCGCGCGAATCGACCTATCCAGCGTGAAGAGCATTGATTTTGAGGCTCTTCTACCTGAGTGCAAAACAGAACGAGATATTGAACGGCTTCTGCGGGATGCAGGGCTGGGCAAGTGGGAGGCGATGGCGACCGTCTCCCGCGCCAAGGCGATCTTTGAGGGGCGGGATGCCCGAGAAGAGACCGAAGCGAAAGCAATGGCCGCAATCCTGGAGCGTATCCAGCGCATAGCCGGCTGAAGTCGCGCATTCCGCAAACCTATCTTTAAAGGACCATCATGTCTCTCGAAATCATCATGAAATCGCTCGAAAAGGTCGAGCAAAACCTGGCCGCCATGTCCGCAAAGGCTGACGGCGAAATGCAAACCCTCGGCAAAGTCTCTGCCGACACCAAGGCCGCGCTGGATAGCATCGGCACCCAACAGCGCGAACTGGCTGACCGCCTGACTACGCTGGAGCAAAAGGGCGTCATCGGAAACGAAGGCGGCAAGGCTGACGAGTCCTGGGGCGCGCAAGTCGTCAAATCTGAATCCCTGAAAGCATTCCAGGGTGGCTTTTCGCAAAAGGCGCGCATTGAGGTCAAGAATACGCTGACCGGCTCGGATACCAACGTCGCGCCGGATCGCAAGCCTGGTGTTGTTCCTGGCGCGTTCCCGATCCTGACGCTGGAAGCCTTCCTGAATTCGCTGCCGACCACTTCGAACGCCATCGAGTTCACCAAAGAGGCATCGTTCACCAACAATGCCGCGGAAACCGCTGAAGCTGCCGCCAAGCCGGAATCGGCGCTTACCTGGTCGCTGGTCAACATGCCGGTTTCGACCGTCGCGCACTGGATCAAGATTTCTCGCCAATTGGCCGCCGACAATGTCGCCTTGGCTACGTATGTGAATAACCGTATGCGCTATGGCGTCAACCGCAAGGTCGAAACGCAACTGGTATCCGGCGACGGCACCGCGCCGAACATCTCCGGCATTCTGGATTCCGGCAACTACACCGCGCACGGCTACGCCGACGCCGACCTGGGCAGCACGCTGAAAAAACTGGTTCTGATCCGCAAGATGATCGCCGCCAGCTGGAACGCAGGCTATCCGGCCGACGCAATCCTGCTGAACCCGCTGGATTTCGCGCAAATCGAAATCGATCTGTTGACCACGGCCGCCGGTCAAGTGCGCGTGGCAGTGGATGCCGCCGGCGTGATGCGCCTGTTCGGCGTTCCGGTCATCCAGTCGGTTGGCATGACTGCGGATCAAGTGGCTGTCGGCGCATTCGGCCAGGCATACACGATCCACAACCGCGAAGGCGTGACGGTTGAATTGTCCGAGTCGGATTCGGACAACTTCACCAAGAACTTGGTGACGATCCGCGCTGAGCGCCGCTTGGCATTGGCGACCGAAGTTCCTGGCGCCGTCCGTGCTGGCGATCTGACCCCGGCCTAAGCCGTGATCTGATGAGCAGGGCCGGTTAATCCGGTCTTGCTCTCTGAGGAATCCATGATCCAAGTGAAATTCACCGCATTTGGCGCTAATTCCGCATTTGGCGGATTTGCGCCAGGCGACACACTGCGCTGCTCTCCCGCGATGGCCAAGCATCTGGTCGAGGAGATTGGCTGCGCTCGTTACATCGAAGCAAAAGCGCCGGAAGATACAAAGCCAGCCGCAGAAACCAAGCCAAAACGCAAGGCTAAATAATGTTCATCGATACCGCCACCGCCAAACTGCATCTGCGCGTCACATCGACCGCGGAAGATGCGCTGATCACCATCTGGATCAGTGCGGCCGAAAGCGCGGCGGTTGAGTTCCTGAATCGCTATGTCTATGTCGATCAGGATGCGCTGGATGCGGCCATCGCTGCGGCGCCTGCTGCGCTGACCACGGCAACGACTGCCTATGATGCCGCCATTGCTGCGGCTGCACTGATTGAAAGCGAGGTCGAGCGCAACATGGCGACGTTCGCGGCAGAGGATGCCTACGCCAAAGCGCAAACGGTGGCGCGCATGACGCATCAGGGCATCGTCGTCAATGACAACATCAAGGCCGCCATTCTGCTGACGCTCGGCCATCTGTACGCGAACCGCGAGGATGTGGCGGCGAACGTGACCGCGGCAAAACTGCCGATGGGCGCCTGCGCGCTGCTGCAGCCTTACCGCGCCGCCATGGGGATCTGACATGCGCGCCGGCAGCCTGAATAACCTGATCACGATCCAGCAACTCGCCGCTGGCCAGGATGAAATCGGCCAGCCAGTGCAAACGTGGTCGGATTTTGCGACCGAATGGGCTGACATCCGCCATCAATCCGGCCTGGAGACGATCAAGGCCGATGCCGTGACATCAACCGTCCGCGCAAGCATCCGCATCCGTTACCGCAGCGACCTGAATTCTGGAATGCGCGTTCTGCATGGCGCGACTGCCTATAACATCCTGGCGGTTTTGCCGGATCTGGCGCGCAAAGAGTATGTGGATTTGGCGTGCGAGGTGGTGGCGTGAAGATCAACATTGACATGAGACAGTTCAAGGCCGCGCTTGACGAGGAAAAGGCAAAGATTCAAGCCGCAGCACGCCCGGCAGCACAAGCAGCCGCGCAGGTCATCTATGACGCAGCGCGCTCGAATGTGCATGATAGCGAAGAAGCCCATATCTTTTATGGCAAGTATTCCAAAAAAACCGGGCAGAAATACCTGTTTTACCCTGGCGATCTGAGGCGCTCCATCTACCAAGTTTATTCCGAGGACAACAGCAGCGAGGCCAAGGCGACATACCACGTCTCTTGGAACCACAAAAAAGCGCCATACGCGCATATGGTGGAATTCGGCACCAGCCGCGCGCCAGCCCATTCATTTCTTGGCAAGGCACTCACGGAAAAGTCTGATGCGGCAATGCAGGCCATGCGGCGCACTTTCATTGAGAAGGTGGGGTCATGAGCCTGGAAGCCAGCCTTTTCGATCTGCTCAAGACGATTTGTCCGCGCACCTTCCCGGATGTGGCGCCGATCGACACGCAGCGCCCTTATGTGACATGGCAAGGGCTTGGCGGGAAAACGCTGCGATTTCTTGATAACACGGCGGCCGACAAGCGGAACACCTTGATGCAGATAAGCGTGTGGTCAACCACTAGATTGGAAGCAAATGCGCTGATACGTCAAATTGAGGATGCATTGTGCGTCTCGCCGGTATTTGTGGCCACACCACAAGGCGAGCCGCTGGCGACCTACGAAGAAGATACGCAGCTGTATGGCGCCATTCAGCGCTTTTCGGTGTACAGCGACAGGTAACGAATTAGGCCGCAAGGCCAGATAAGCAGGCCGCTTCGGGCAACCGTGGCGGCTTTTTTCATGCCCGGCTCGATCTGGGCTTATTCAACGGCCCGCTTTGTGCGGGTTTTTTATTTGAAAGGCCCGAAATGGCATACTTTTTCCCCGAGGGGTCGAAGTTTTACTTCTCCCAAACCTTCGCTTCCGCAAAAACCATCACCGCCCTGACCAACGCCAGCCCAGCCGTAGCGACCAGCGTTGCGCACGGCTATGTTGACAGCGATGAGATCCTGCTGGCTTCCGGCTGGGAAGACGCGACCGACACGGTCTACAAGGTTGATCAGTTGACCGCCGATACATTCAGCCTGCTCGGCTTGAACACGGTCGACACGAACTTTTATGCGGCCGGCGGCGGCACCGGCACGGCGCAAAAGGTTAGCGGCTGGACTGAGATCCCGCAGATCCTGACCATTGACTCGCAAGGCGGCGATCCGCGCTTCACCGAGATTAACCCGATTGCGCGCCGCAATGCGCTTCGTGTGCCGACCGGCTTTAATGCGACTTCCATCAACATGACGCTCGGTCATGATCCGTCGAATGCGAACTACCAGACCATGCTGGACATCAGCCGCTCGCTGACGAAAGTCGCCTTCAAGATGGTTCTGTCCGGCGGTGCCGTGACTTACGGCTACGGCTATATGAGCGTGACCGAGGCGCCGAAGCTGGCCGTCAACCAGGCAAATCAGGTGCAGGCTGCCCTGACGCTCCTGGGCCGCTCCATCTCCTACGCTTCCTAATCGGGCATCTGCCCACACTGAGCACCGGCTGGCCGCCGTCTTTCCTTCGCGGGAAGCGGCGGTCGGCACGGGCAATTTTCATCCCCCGCGAAAGGATAAAACATGGCAATTACCATCAAACTGGGCAATCGCCCCAAGTCGTTCAAGCCGTTCCCCGTCAAGTTCGAAATGCCGGACGGAACCGAGGGCCAGATTATGGCCACGTACAAATACCGGACGCGCACGGAGTATGGCGTATTCATGGATGCGATCGTCGCTGAAGCAGGTGGCGTGCCGATGGTTGATGGCCGGATCGACTACAAAAAACTGTATGAGCAAACCCGCGACAAGAACGCGGACCATCTGCTTGCATC